AGGATCTGTTGAATGTATAGATGCTATCAAGTCAGCTTTAACCAAAGAAGAGTTCAAAGGTTATCTAAAAGCTGCTGCAATCAAATATATCTGGCGTGAAGATCATAAAGGATCTAACATCCAGGATCTTCAAAAGGCCGTATGGTATCTAAATAAACTTATAACAGAGTTAGAGGAGTTGTAATGGATATGAGCTTTTATGCCGTAGTTGGTATTCTGTTACTGATGATCTACGCTTTAGTACAAAACAAGAAATAAAAAAGGGGCTTTCGCCCCTTAGTCATACAGCAACCGTTAAAAAGGTGGTTCCATACCTTTTGGTGGACTCATGTCAGAGTCAGCTTCTGGCAAATACAATCGGATCTTAGTCTTCTTAGTATTCACAACACCGTTATCTCCCTCAAACTGATCATCAATCTGTTCAGTCTTAAGCACTAACTTCTTACCAACAAAGTCCCCATGATTCTCTGGATACTTTTTAAATCCAACAGCTTTAGTAAGCCTGGTAAATATCTCCGTGCTTATTCTTTTGTTGTCCTCGTTAGTAGCCCAAAGGTTATACCATTCATTGTGATCACGATACTTACCGCCATCTAATTGAAACGTAACTTTTAGCGTATGGTTGCCTGCTTTAGACTTGTATTTGTCTGTAGCAATAACCTTTGCATTGTGTTCACCGTCTGGTGCTAGAGGTGTGCCACTAGATGACATCTCCTCTAAGTTATCAAAAAATTCTACATCACCAAAATCAGACATTTGCTTCTCCTTTATTGTCGTTAGTTAATGTAAACCCTAACTTTTTAATTAGAGCAGTTATATCTGGCTTCTCAAAGTTTTCAAGTTTGCCACTACGATCTTTAGCTTTGTAGCCTTGACCGAAAGTAGTTTGTAGCCATCTTGTTTGGACGTTCTTACCGTCCTCATCTTGATCTTCAATGATACGAAGAGCAAGAACCTCATCAAAGAAATAAGTGATTGACTCACCTAACTTAGTTCCGACCATCTTTGGTGCATGTCTAAGTATGCCATCATCATTGACTACATCTTCCTTGCAAAGAAATAACACATGCATATTTAGATCTCTAAAAGCACGCATTAAATTTGTTACTGATTCCTGGACATTACCATAGGCCATACGTGGATCTTTGCTACGAGACTTTTCCCATGTCAATAAGATCTCGCTTATTTCAGAAACTGAATCTAAGCACACGGTGTCATATTGTAATTTGCCAGACTTCAAAGCATTGTGTAGTTCCATAACTTCAGATGCTTCTTTTACTTCTATAGCTTCAACATTGCTTGCATCTCTGATAGATAACAAACCAGCTTCAGCACTTATTACAAGTACCTTGCCTGGTGCAGTCTTAGCTAAAGTTGTTTTACCCGCTCCAGCCATTCCATACACCAAGATTTTTGCACCTTGGTTCTGTACTAACTTTTGCGGAGATACTATTCTACTCTGTATTTCCATATCTACTTCTCCTGTAGTTTTAAATTTAACTTGCATATTATAACCATAATAGTTACCATATGTAAAATATTATTTTTTACATTATGTTGACAAGGAGAAGTTATGGAGAATACCAATATTGAAGACCAGACATGGCAAGCAAATTATTATTTTAGGACAAAAACATTAGCAACAAGAAAACTTAAGGAATTTGAAACTATGGGAATAAAACCAAACCACACCGACAGGAAGGTTAAAAAGTATTCACTTAGAGACTACATTGAGTTTTTAGGACAAAAAGAAGCTGCAATAAAGTTTGATTGTTCTGAAGCGTCATGTAAGTCTTGGAGATACGGATACAGACAACCAACTATTAATCAAGCAAAACAAATCATACGAGCAACTGAAGGTCGTTTAGATTATGAATCTATTTATGGATCCATATCTGAAATACTAGATACAGAAGCTTAGTGTGTTTCAGTTAAACATAACCGAGGATGATACATCCTTGGAGCAAGCACTTGCCTACTATGATGATGGGTATAATGTTGTTCCGCTACAAAGATCTAATAAGAAACCACCATCTTTTCTCGGTAGTTGGGAGCAATATAAAGAGTCTAGACCCCCTAGAACCCTTGTAGAGTCATGGTTTAAAGACAGAGAGAACTTACAGGTAGCATTGGTCTGTGGTAAGTTTGTTGTAGTAGATGCTGACTCACCAGAGGCTATGGATTGGGTAGAAAAGAATATGCCTGCTTGTCCATTCAAAGTAATTACTGGCAAGATTAATAGATATAAGAGGAGTAGGTGGCCTCATCATTGCACCTTGGAACAGACATGCTAACGGTCAAGTATATAAACCTGTTACCTTTCCAGATTGGAAGATACATGACTACAACGATTTACCAGATTTTACAGAGATAGAGTTTCAAAAGATAACAGGTGTACCAAAGACAGATACGGGAGTTCAAACAGCTCCCTTTTCTTTGGACGGAGTATTAGAAGGATCCAGGAATGATGGTGCTGCTAGAATTGCGGGCTACCTAATATCCAAGAATGTCAACTTAGAATTTGTCAAGATCTTTCTACAAAACTGGAACAAAAATAACAATCCCCCCTTACCACAAGATGAGATAGATGGCGTAGTAGAAAGCGTCAAAAGTACACACGATAGAAAAAATAAGATAGCACCATTGTTCATACAAGCATCAGAAACCATACAAAAACCAAAAGATTTATTTAACCCACCTGGCTTACTCAAAGACATGTTTAAGTTTTGTGAAGAGATAGCACAAGTTCCACAACCAGAGTTATCACTCATAGGAGCACTTGCATTAGCCAGTGTAGTCTGTGGTCGCATTTATAGAACCAACATGAATAACTTTTCTTCTATGTACTTCATGGGTATTGCTAAGTCAGGTCAAGGTAAAGAAAACATAAAAACATTTGTAGAAGGCGTATTAAATGCCAGCGATCACGAAAAACTTATCGTAGGAGATGGCTACACTTCAAGTGGTGCTGTCCACTCTGTATTAAAGATGAGGCCTACACAGATAACCATCATGGATGAGTTTGGTAAAAGACTAGAAGCAATAGGTGCATCTGGTAATACCAATAAAGAAGATGGCATA